CATTCTGTTAGCTCATTTGATTCCCAATAGTGTTTCATAAGCATGCTCGCTTTTTGTTTGAGCATAAAATAACCATGTTTAGTTGTAAATTGTTGACACTTTACGTAGCTATGAGGTAACTACCCCTTTAAGGACGGTTAAGCCCGTGTGCTTGATACTCTTGACGTGAGTAACGGACGTTTTAAATATCTTCTCAACAAAAAGCGACCATCAAAATCTAGTTTAGGTGCCCTTATCAGCAAACCCAGTTTCAATCCACCCTTGAACCAAAACGATTATTCGTTACAATGCTTGCGCCAGTGGTATCCAGGAACCAGTGGCCGGAGTGCTCCTCACAGGCGCTTCGTTGCGTGCATCGTATAATGGCTATTACCTCAGCCTTCCAAGCTGATGATGCGGGTTCCCGCTGCACGCTCCAACTCATGCTCTAAGGTACTCCTCATGCAAACGCCCCCTTCTGACGAAATGAAACAAGCAAAAAAAGCCTTCAAAGCCAGTTTAAAATCGTATCTGGCTCAGTTTGACGAGTGGACTGAAACACCAGACGTCAGCGTCATACTGGACGCTTTTAAACCCGTCATATTCCAAGAATCCATCGAACTCATCGGTAAAAGCAAAACCAAAGTAGCCCGAACGCTCAACGTGAACCGTGGCGTGTTGTCTAAGGTATTGCAGCAGCATCCAAAGCCTATGTTTAATCAGGATGAAGAATTGCTGAGCTGAAACAAAAACCACTTACTTTTTGTCGTGACCTTTTAACAATGCCGCTAACCTATCTTCAAACGCAAACACATAGGGGCTTAAAAACAACGTAAACTGAATGTTTTCGCATAACTCTCCTGATATGTGAATATCGTGAAGCCCCACGAGATACCAACCTTCTTCTTTATGCTTCTTCATCCATTGAACCAAGCCTCTGATTTCATCATGCTCCAACAGGCTCAAATCTTGGATATAATCATTGTTCAAGTCGGTTCCTATATACCGAGGATTACTCAAGGATAAGTAGCCATCCCCTTTATAAGGGAGCACGCTGGGATGAACCACATCAATTCCGTAATCAAAATACGCATAGGAAATATGCGCGAGCAGATAGCGAGACGCTTCAACAGATAACGTGAGCTGGCTTTGTTCCAGTATCTCTTCAATGTCGTCGTTAGGCGAAATGGCACCTACCGCTATTTGCGCTTTTTGAGATTGGTACTCATGATGGCTTTCTGAGCAATAATGCAATCGAATGGGAATGTCACATCTCATGTCAGTGTTAAGATCAGGTTTCATTACTCAAGCTCCTATTCTGAGATGGTAGATAAGCTTTAGCTTGCGTCACCGTGGCTTCATCGGCCTTTAAAAAAGCGACGGCTATTTCCCCATAGACTTTATCCAATTTTGGGAAAGTACATTCATTCCACTCTTTTGTGCGATACTCCCTGTCACTATACATATCAATCTTTCGACAATGCTGACGCTGTCCGTTGTACTCTTTCGCGCCAAAATGAGTTAAGAACTTCAAGATGGTCGGGTTTTCCAAACAAATGGAATGGTTGAATAATCTTTCCGCTTTAATTTGCAGATACACAGCCAAATCAACGGCAGAAAGCTCTGAATGGGCAAACGAAAAATAAACACTATGATCGCCCATGTCATAATGGTGATGAAGTTTGTATAGACACCCAGATACCGGATCCTCAGGACGATGGCTTTCTTCAATCGCTTTCTCCGTTTGTGCCCAGCACTCCTCAAATGAGCAACGGCCAGCACTTTTCAAAAAACGAAGAGCGAGGTCTGCGATATAGAGCGAGCTGTATTTAGACGCATGAAAACCACGATCATAGAGCGCAGTAAATGTATAGGCACTCACATCCGCATCCGCTTGCAGAGCCAGTCCTAGTTCTTCAAGCAGCAGCCAGTGGTCAATCGAGCGGGAGTCGCTCAAATCATTCCCTTCATCAAAAAGGGTCTTCTTCGCGACATACTGGATAATGACACCTGTCGTATGCGATAAGGTCTGTTCGTTACCGTTATTCATATTTTTCCCTGATATTCGTTTTCGTTATCAACTGAAGAAAGCACAATAGAGGCGTTTAACTTACGTAGCAGCAACTCAATAAAACCTTGAACATCGGCACTGTCCCAGAGATCAACCGTAATGTGGTTCACTCGGCAGGAATCCTGCAAATCAAACCCTGTCGGTATGTTAGGCTGACACCCCATATTGAGCGTAATTTCGAACGAATCCGCCCTCAAAACATGAAGGGGTTCGCACGCTCGATAACAATAATGCTCTACTGTTTTTCCTGACCAAACAGGCTCCAACGCCTCCACGAGCTCATCAAAGCTGTCCTTGTATTGTGGCCTAAGCCGAAGCGCTTCTGGGCCACTGTAATGATCATCACATAACGATTCGTGTCTCATCGTTTTACTCCCCCATCGCTACCATAAGTTTTCATCATAACGTCATGCGCGACTTTCAATTTTTTCACCCCGTTATAGATATTGCGGCGCGAAACGCCGGTGATAAACTCCGCCAACTCGTAGGTATGGCCATGAATAATGCGAAGGCGCACCGCCTTTCGAGTATTGTTAGGAAAGTCCCGCTCTGAATACATCGACAACAACGCATTCAGGTGCCTTTCTGTGAGAAACTGCCTCATACCCCTCCCACCCATTAAGCGCTTAAAGCTGAATTTTTGTGTCGTCTAGCCGACTCATAATTCAATCCTTTTCTTAGATTCAAACCTCAGAAGAGCCAATCCACTGCTCACCGAGGTAAGCATCCCAACCGTCTGGACTCACCGAGAAATAATCGACACACTCCAGCGCATCATGCGTCCAACCACCTTTGGGGGCGTGGTACTGAACCACTTCCACCCCCTCTAGGCTCAGAATACGAAGCAAGGCCAACGTGCGTCCTTCCATCAGGTCAGGCTCAGCCGGAGATAACGAGCGGGCGACTATCATGAGCCCATCTCCTTTCCTAATTTGCCTTTGTCATCGAAATGACGCTTCTGGCAACCTTGTTTCCACGCGCTGCAGCTCCAGTAAAAACTGCCTTTGTTTTTCCCAGACTTGCGCACCAACACGCCTTTGCCACAGGCACACTTTTGATTTTTGGCGGGCTTGCCGCGCACGCTATCGAGAACAAGCCCACATTGTTCGCGGTCTTCACACGCCCAAAACGGTTTCTTGGTTGAGCGAAGACGCATTGTTTTGCCACACAACGGGCAGGGCGCTTCGGGCTCTACGACTTTCGGTAAGTTGATGGTGATGTCACCGGACTTCACCTTACTAACAATGGCTCGCACAAACCCTTCCTGGTTTTGCATAAAGGCATCGAGGCTCATCTCTCGCTTTGCAATACTCTCTAATGACTGCTCCCAAATCGCGGTCATCACCGGGTTGCTCACTTCATTGGGCAACGCCTGAATCAAACCGCGCCCTGCGTCGCTACTTAGGAGTTTTTTTCCTTTTGCTTCCACAAAGCCGCGCTTTTTGAGCGTCTCAATGATGGCCGCGCGCGTCGCTTGCGTGCCAAGCCCCGCTGTTTCTTTCAAAATCGCTTTGAACTGAGCGGGGATATTGTCGCTGCGCGCAATATTGGCCATCGCATCGAGGAGCGTCCCTTCGGTAAACGCAGAAGGCGGCGTGGTTTTCTTACTCACCACATTGACCTGGGAAAACGTCAGCGACTGACCAACCGTGAGAGAGGGCAGATATTGAGACGGGTTTTCTTCGCTCTTCCCTTTCCCCTCTTCTTTTTCTTCTTTCGTCACAACCCGCCAGCCTTTGACGCGCTCCACTTTGCCGGAGGTTTTAAAGCGGTGAGCCCCACACTGCAATTCAATCACGGTGGCGTCATCTTCGGCATGCGGATAGAACTGAGCGACGTAATGCTGCACGATGGCTTGATACACGTGCTTTTCGCGCTCGGTCAGCCCGGTGAGCACCGGCGCCTTTGCAGTGGGAATAATGGCGTGGTGCGAACTCTGCGCCACTTTTTTATCGTTCCAACACGCGCTGCTTATTGCCCCGTCCGCGCCCTGGCACATCGATGCAAACTCTGAGGCCTGACTCAACGACCTCAAAATTTGAGTCACTTCGCCCAGCTGACTCGCTGGTAAGAACGCACAATCGGTACGCGGATAGGTAGTCAATTTGTGCTTTTCATACAAGGCTTGCGCCGTATCGAGCACTTGCTGCGCGGTGTAACCGAACTGAGCCGACATAGCCTTCTGCAGAGAGCCCAAGAAAAACAGCGCTGGATGTTTGGCTTTTTGGCGTTTGGTATCAAACGCCGTGACCGTTGCTGCTTGTCCTTGACAGTCACGAGCCACACGCTCGGCCACCTCACGGGACAAACAGCGCCCTGATTCATCACCTTGCGCTTCTGGTACTTGCCATTTAGACGAAAACCCCGTGTCACCGACGACGTCATAAAACGGTTTAGAGATAAAGTGAGCGATGGCCAAGTCTCGCTCAACCACCAACCGTAAGGTGGGCGTTTGAACGCGGCCCACCGATAAGGCGCCGCGATAACCGGCTTCTCGCCCTACTAGGGAGCAAAGCCGCGTTAGGTTCATACCCAGCAACCAGTCGGCTTGACTGCGGCCAAGCCCGGCCCAATACAGCGATTCGGTTTCACTGCCGGGTTTGAGATTATCCAGACCTTTACGAATACTCGCTTCGTCTAAGGCGCTGAGCCAAAGTCGAGAGACTTGGCCTTGGTAGCCTACAAACTCCAAAATCTCCCGGGCAATCACCTCCCCTTCACGGTCTGCATCGGTGGCTATCACCACCTCTGTCGCGCTGGCCAATAATTTCTTGATGACATTGAACTGTTTCTTCTTGTCGGGCGGCACCATCATTTGCCAAACAGTCGGCACGATGGGAAGCGTGTCATAAGACCAGGCTTTTAATGCGGGGTCATAATGCTCCGGGTCAGCTTGAGACAGAATATGACCAAATCCCCAAGTCACGACCACGCCTTGGCCGCGCAGCGCCCCCTCGATTTTTTCATGACAACCAAGTACCTTGGCAATGTCGCGTCCTTGAGACGGTTTTTCACATAAAAACACACGCATCATTCACCTCCACCCATGCACTGAAAAGGTGACCACGTCACTTTTGGGGCGCCTTCTCGATGAAGAAGGCACTGACCCAATAACAAGTCACCCATCATGATGTTGTCACCTTACTGGCGAGTTGCTGTTTCACCCAACCTGGCGTGACCTTACTGAGCGTCATGCCTTCACGGTTGCCAATTAAAGCTTGCTGCACTTGCGAACAAAATGGCTCTTGCGCTTTCACGCCGAGCTCCGCTTGAGCGCGTTGGTCGGCGTCACCACTACGGCGAGCGCGCACTCGAAATCGAAGCGCGGCAATGGCGTTAGATAAATTCACTCCTCTCATCTCTCACCCACCTTTTAAATATCTGGTTGAGAGGCTGGGTTATTATGCGCCCCTGACTGTTGCGGTTTTTTTAATAACACCGCATCCACACGCTGCGCCATGATGGTAATTAACGAAGCCGTTAATGCCATGCCTGATGCTATTTGACCTGGGTTGTTTTTATCTTCCCAAACGTCGATGCGGAGTTCGCCTTCAATACGCACGCGCATGCCTTTTTGTAATAACTTACTTAACGCCTCAGCGTCCCGCCCCCAATAACTAATGTCGACCCAAAACCCGCCCTTATCTTCATAAGGACGCTCTGGATCGTGTGTTTTAATTAAACGGTCGTACTTGACGTTAAATTTTAATAACGGTCTAGCCTCACCATTCGAACGGTCATTCGCCGGCTGCCAACGCAATTCTGGTGTCATACCAATATTGCCATCAAAAATAAAAAGACCTTTTGCCATCTGTTTTTCTCCTTTGAATAAAGTCACGAGAAAATTTATCAAAATGAAAAGGAAAAATACTCGTTAAAAATAATTATTTCTAACGAGTATTTATTTTCTATTTTGTGTTACACTATTTAAAGTTACGCCCAAACATCATTTATTATTATACTGATTACGTATCAATACACAGAACTGATCGCTTAACGCTTTATTTCTTTTGCCTCACCCCTTTGCTTTCCCTTTCCCCTCCTGCCTCAACCAACAATATATTGAACCATCAACAAGGTTGTCGCGTTCGCTCCATTTTTCACCTTGCTACTGCCTCATCCGTGTTATTTCTCTTTATTGCCTCATTTATTGACACCTTGCCTCAACGTAATACCGAAATCCCCCGTTTCCCCAGCCGTGCCCCCTCAGCGCTGATCGCCTTGCTCACCGCTGAGGGGGCCTGTTTGCGCCACATTGAAGCCGTTTAATGGTTTACTGAAGCAAATTCTTACCTTAAGGTTATCTAGAAACCTGTTTTACTTGAGTCTTTATTATGAAACCTAAATATCGCGAAAGTCTTATTAATCAAATGAGGCAGATTCAACGTGATAAGAAAAAGAAAAATTCTAAACTTGAATCATTCAAAAAGGAAATACTCATCTTGAGGCATGTTAATTTAAGTTATAAAAAAATTTCAATTTGGCTTGACAATAAACATAGTACGAAAGCATCCTTGAGCCAGATCCACTATATGACTTCTGTCGCTTGGAAAGATGATCCTTTCCTAAAAGATATTAAATCCATGGCAAAGTATGAGTAATCAATTATTTAATGAATTAATCGAGAACAATTATCTTGTTATCGATCATGAATATACCCAAATAACAAAACCATCACAGAAAAAAGGATCGCCTTTAGATCGCTATCGTTCTGAACTCTTATTTTTCAGACGCGAGATGGGCTGCTCTTATCACGATATAGTAAAGTGGCTTGCAATACATAAAAACGTTCACCGCTCTCATACTCAAGTTGCTTTAAGAATTAAACAATGGGAGGCAGAATATGCCAAATAAAAAAAGCTCCCGACGAAAAAAGTTTGAGCGCAAGGCGAGAAATTTTTTCAATTTCCACTATTTTGGGCTAGGTAAAAACAAAAAAGAGGCGAAAGGAAAATTAAGAAGTCAATCCACTCTTTTTCGACATGTGGAGACAGCTGCCTTTATTCAAGAGCGGATGGGCGCACCCATGCTAATAGATATTACGCCACAAATGGCATTGGATTATTTATCATCCCGAGTCGGTAAAGTTTGTAGTAAAATGCTTGCAAATGAGCGGCGTGTACTAGAGCGGATCGTTTATTTACATGAGCCAGAGCGTAGGCTTTATATAGAAGAAAAGCTCGATCCTAGAGAGTGGGTAAATCGAGCTTATACTCACGAACAAATTCATCAAATCATGACACATCAAACTCCAGAAAATCAGTTAGCTACCGCGCTTTGTTTTACAGCGGGGCTCAGAGTACAAGAGCTCCTCACCCTCCAACGATTTGACGAAGCTTCAGCGTCAAAAGATCGAAAATGGCGCAGTGATTTGTTTTCGGGTTTGCAAGGCGAGAAATACGTAGTGAAAGGCAAAGGGGGACTATATCGAGCCGTCATGATCCCGCATTGTTTAGCGAAAAAATTAGAGAGGCATCGTCTGAGTGAACCCCGACAAATCAAAGACCGAAAATGTGGTCTTATTGACCGCACATAAAACAAACCATATAAATCAATAATTTACACAAAGAAAAGCAACCAAATGGCGATAAAGTGGCGACACCCCACGTTTTTGCACACGCTTAGGTGTGTGATTTTAACCGTTCAGCAACTGCCAGCAGCCCACGAACATCAGCTTTGAAACCTTCTCTTAGTGTATTAGAAATTTGTAGCCATTCTCTTTGTCGCTTCAAATGAGGAATATCATTCATCTCCATTTTTCGCCAACGTAATCGATAAGTATGTGCATGCTCTGGGTCTTGCATGACCTTTTGAGCTAATTCATACCGATGCTGCAAAATCACATTTTCCGCCATTCCTTTACCCCACCGTTTTTGCCTTTACACAAGCTTAAACCAATAAACCTTTCGAAAAAATCAAAACCACTGAAAATCAGTCTAAAGCCTTATCGCTCAAGGCTTCACAGCCATTAAACCAGATCATTAAAATAGACACTAGATCTTTAAAATCATGACGGAAAACTCAGTGATTAATTAAGATTCAATCACTTACAAAAACAAACGTGATCTTATCAGATCGTCATTATCGCAATTTATTGAAAAAAAGCGCAATGATTGAAATTTAATTAGGCGCTCTGTAAGCCATTTTAAGACGCCTCAAGGATAAGCCGAACCTTTATCACAAAAGGCTTTGCGGCATCACCACCGCCCCGCCTAACCCCGTAGTTTTGCACTAAATCAAAATTGCGAAAAAATCAGATCGAAAGTGTCGCAGGTGGGGAGGAGGAGTGCGGATTCCGTCACTTACACGCTCCCTTCCGTGGCTGTAGGTTGTGGTTATGGTATTGGGGTGCGGATATAAGAAAAGCGCCCATGGTGGGCGCTTGGTTTGAATGCAGTGGGGTTTAACTTACTTTGTAAGTTCCGGCAGAGCTGCCGCCTGTTACTTTAACTTCTGCGTTCTGGGTTATCTCATCTACCACGGCGTTGGCGATAGCTTCGGCCATCATGCCAGCCATTGCAAATTCGCCATCAAGCACGAAGCCTTTGTCTTTCAGTTCTGTTTCTATCTTTTGCTTTAATGAGCCTTTGCTTATTGCCATTGTTACTTACCTGCGTAAACGGTTGTTGATACATCCACATGCGGTTTACCCATAAACGGGCAAATGCTTGCGCCAGTGCAAACGCCTTTGCCGCCATTGAACTTTATGGTGTCGGCGTCTTCTGTGATGTTCTTAGCTTTAATGGTTCGATTACCTTTGACGGTTTCTGTGTGGTTGCCACCAATCTCAGCTATTCGATTTCCTAGCACTTTGACTTGTTGAGTTAGGCATTCAAGCTTGTCGGTTTGGTCTGTCTTTCTTTCAAAGTTGCCGTCTTTGTCGATCAGCTGATGGACACCTTTCCGTTGTTGGTATCGGCTTTCACCCACTTCAATGGCTGGCAACTTCCAACCAAGCCCCAACACTGTGCGAATGAAAGGCTTGTCTGGTTCGCCGTTCGCGAAACCAACCTCAACAATGGCACCAACGGCAGGCGGTTCAAGTCGGCCTGCATGATCACCTATACCTGGCACTGGTAATGGTACCGCTTGCATTATCGGCACATCTTTCCGTTCTACCAATTTACTATCGAGCAATTGAATATCAGCGGCGTAATATGGATAAAAGCGCTCGGACATATCCCCTTCGCTTGGTAGCTCTGGCAATGCCACAACCTTTGCCAGTTGTGGCAAATGCCAGCCGCCAGTCAGTTCTGGAAATAATCGATAGATGATTCGTTTTATTGTTTTTACATCCATGTGATAGCTGTCTCCGTGGCTTTGTGTTCTACCGTCACTAACCTGCGGCCATTAACGATAACACCTGGCTTGAAATGCGGTGAACATGGAACGGTCGCGGTTCTCTGTTCTTTATGTGGGTTAATGATATTACTTGGAATGTTTACGGGTTTATCTGCCCAATAGCTATCTACCCAACTCCCAACAAATATCTTCCCGTCACCTTGTTGCTGCCACATGTAATCTGAAATGCTAAAGGCTTGCGCTATTTCATCCAATACACGGTACCCGTTTCCAACAGAGTAGAAACACGGAATTGCGCTATTGGCATAAGCTCTATCCGGCACAACAAATTGCAACCCTGTTTGCTGTGTGATGTTACTGAGCAATTGGGTTAACGTTGGGTGTCGAACAACAATATTCATCGGATGATAAAGCACTGCGGCCAGCTCTCTGCAAAACACCACCACATAACCTGGCTTATCCGGTGAAACTCTTTCGATAAATCCAGTAAAAACACGGCGAAGGTTATCACCCCACCCCAACTCAATGGCGACCTGTTGCATTGGGTTGGCTTCGCCTTGAATGGTCAACTGTGCTCGACCTGGTGCATCATCTGAAAAAGTCAGGCGATGAGCGCTGACTTTTCTTGGTGAGCTGCCGATATACAGTTGAATGGAAAACTCTGGTGTATTCATGCCAACGCTCTATCTAATGATTGCAAGTACCCCATAACCCCAGACATATCCACTTCGGTATTGGGTGGGGTATCAACCGATGCCGTTGGTGGTTCTGCCGGAGTCTCAACACCTGCCGCTTTTTGCTGACTCGCAGATTTAGCCGGTTGCCGACTTTCCACCCTTTCAGCAACGCTCAAGTGTTCAACCAATTCAAAGCTGATCACCCATTGGCGCAGGTTTGTATCTTCTTGCGCGGTAATGGTTCCTTGAAACTTCACTTGGTTGATTCTCAACGCCTTAGCGGTTTGGTTAACAACTCGATACACCGTTCTTGCGCCATCGACCTTAGCCCCTGCCATGGTATAAATCTGGTCTAATACCTTACCGTTGGTAAAAGGCAGCGTTCCAGATATCACGAGTATTTTGGCTTTGTCTCCGGTTTCAGCCTGATCAGTTGATGCAGAGTTACCGGACATATCTTGTCCGGCTAACTTTTGACGGGCCGTTACTTTCAGCCCTTTCAATGGAAGATTAACAGCCGATAAGGTAAGCATTTAACTTACCTCTACCTGAGTCGGCCATGGGAATTCTGCTTTGATAAGTTCAACCGCCGCATCCGCTTGATTTCTGAAATCGGCAGCATCATCCGTTAGGCCACGCGCTTCTTTTCTCAGAGCTTCCATGTAAAGCGGCTCACTAACGTTTCGATAGGCAGCTCGGCGAGAACTATCAACTTGGTCATATTCGGCAATGTATTTATTGCTCTGGTTTGTTACCCAAGCGGTGCCGTTCCATTCGTCCCATTGGGTTAATGGTTTTTCTTGCGTGTAATCATCCGCAATCAAAGACACATCATCGAACTCTTTGCTTTGGGTACCATCGGCTTTTAGGTAGGCGGTGACTTTGACTTGTCGTTCTTTCTTCACCCACACGCCATCTTGGTAATCACGTACGGGCTTACCATTGCTATCTAGCAGTGCCCAATACTCGTTATCTGACAGCTTGTCACTAGGGCAAGCATTCGGTGTGTGATAAGGAGGAATAACAACGCGATCAGGTTGCTTAATGTCTCGATTTGCCTCACGAGTACCAAGCAATTCACCTGTGTTGTGCGAAGTGATAAATAGCGTTGATGCTGTTCTCATGCTGACTCTCCGTGAATAATATAGAAGTTTAGAAATGATGAGTTCACCTCGGTATAACTGCTCGTCCTTGCAACGCGAGATGCATTAAAATCCATACCTAAAGCAACATTTTGTTCATCTGATAGTTTATTTAGCACAGGAGCATTCCCGTAGATAAGATTTGCAAATGCTCCACCTCGCGTGTTGCTAACACCCAAATATTGACCGTTGCTTTGACCAATCACAGGAGTTATGTGGCCCGTAATATTCTGAATGTGGTCTTCTTTCGTACTACCAACAGCCCCAAACGCACCAGCCGCTGCCAAATGTGGTCGAAGTGAATAATTTGGAACAGTAAAACGCAGTCCATCAGCGCTAATACCGTAATTTGCGGCGTACTTTTCCGGCTCGGCATCAATTAGAGCCTGATCTATAATTATCGCAGTGCCTTGAACCTTGCTCATTAATTTTGGATAGTCTTCGACTGCGTAATCTGAGCCATCCCCTAGAAAGGCTTTGTGTCGCATTGGAATGACTGTTGAATCAGGGATAACTAAACCCACAAAGTCATCAACCATCAAGAAATCATCCAACTTCCCCTTAACACGCAAATCAACCACCGAACCATCGGCCTCAACGCCTGCCAACTTACACACGTAATGTTGCAAGCCATCACCATCCACGTAATTAACCAAATCACTAGTTGAAGCGACAACCTTGAACTGGTTTTCATGAGTAGATAACGCGGTGCCGTCACGATGCACATCAAGCCATAACGTTGTCGGCTTTTGGGTAACATTGTGCGCAACGACTAACGCATTTTGAATTCGAAGACCACCAACATAGACAACACCTGGCGCAACCAAATATTTGTTTTGGTCGACATCATGGCGCGTCACATCAAAGCCATCTACGAACGCGGTGTGGCCGTAGTTATCCAAACATGCCAAACGATGTTCTTCATCCATGCCACTCAATCGCGCTTGATAGTCGATTTGCCAAGTTGCCGCATCAACAGTCACATTAGCCGCACTTGCCGCCCCATCAAATTGCATCAACATGGATTTGGTCAACGCCATTGAAACTTCTTTCGTTTCCGTGGCTTTGTATACCACCATGCCGCAACTATCCGGCACATTCTTATCACGCAAAAACATCGCGTTAAACGTGAACGGCTCTTCGCTACCTTGGATCACAACCGAGTACACAACCGAGTTAACACCAGATTTACCGATTTGGTCGACATCTTGTTGGTATACCCACTGCTCTAATGGTGGCAAACCTACCGTTCTATCAATTGGCTTTGATAAATCGAGGTTTGGGATCATCGCAAAAATGATTTCATTCAAGTCGGTCGGTTCACCTAATGAAATCTTGTTTTGAAGGTACTGCTCAAACTCTAATGGGATGGCCGTTTGGCTCATAGCTATCGCCCCTTTTATTTTTGAAAATCTACTCGTGACATAGACGCAGTGAAAACCTGCTGATTATGCTCGATACGTTTTTGACGAACAGAAACCAAGGTTTCGTTGTTGGCCTTGGCTGAATGAATGGTGAAACGATTACCAAACACCGCTGATAACATTCTCATGGTGGCTGGATACGTCACGTTGAAGCGATAACGGCGACACGTTCGGCCATACTGGCGAATCATCGCATTCATTAACCAGTTCTTTTGAGCCAGTTCACCATCAGCCGTTTCAATGGTCACAACGTCCCATTGCTCTTGGTCTTCACGCTCATGAATTTCCACCCAACTAACACCAAGCTTTCCAAACATATCCTTAAAGCCTGCCGTTTCGCCGCCATGCCTAGAAAATGAATAAGCACTTGCCACACGAATGCGAAAAATCATTTCATCTTCGCGTTCTAGTGGTTCAATATCTTTCTCCCAAGCCATCAGCTTTACAATGCCAATTGGAGCCGTTAACGGGTCATGCTTAGCCAATGGCATCCGCAAAACCTCTTCAACTCTCAGCCAGTAATTGTGTAAAGCAACGGCAAACTTGGCTAATTCACCTCGGCTCATCCAATACTTAAAATCTGCAAACGGTAACTGCATAGCTACTCCTGCATCTTAATCGTGAGCGAGGATAAACGCGGAATCGTCAAAGCACTGATAATATCGTCTTGCTCAAACTTCAAAGACTCGATACCCACCAACAACGTGTGCAATTCACCTTCTAAACGGGAAAAGCTAAAGCGGCCTTGCGGGTTCGTTCGCGTGACGTTGTAATCACTATTCTCACGAAAAGCAGCGCGTACAATGTTTTCAATGTCGGTTTTCAACTGGTCGCGTTCGGCATCTATCAAAGTCGACTGAGGCCACACAATCACACTAATGTCGTAATCAGTTTCTGGCATAGCCTTAACCAATAAATCATCACCATGGCCATGTAACCCGCTCACTGTGATTTCATGGTTCAATTCATCGATCAATTCTTGGGATGGGTTTCCGGTATCCAACAAAATAAGAGCATTGGCGGTACCCGCACCGCGTGGGGCATTGTGTTCAAAATACACATTGTCGTCTTGAATGCCTGCTTTGGTCATAAGCAGCGAACGGTAAGCCGCATCAATATGCCATTTCGCCACAGCACTCCATTGGTTACGAATACGAAGACGCAATTCATCTTCGTCTTCATCATCAGCACCCGCACTCGTTAGCCAATCATCTTCATTGGTGGCCGCAGAAATGCCAGATATGGCAACGGGGATCACATGGTAGTAACCGCCGCCCAAGTTATAAGCTGCACCTTCATACTCAGCTTCAACCAATGCCGTAACCGTGGTTTCATTCTCAAGCATGGTTGTATCTTCAAGCACCTTTACACGGTAGATATTTCCATTAATGGGTTCGGTTTGAATCCATGTGCCTTTTGAGATAATTAACGCAGGGCCTTTCAAAGCAGCTCGTTGAAATACAATTTTTCCTCTGGCTTTGGTTTTGCTTTTGGGCTCCACATCCACTTCCCACGCTTTCAACTTCAAAGATTCACCAAAGGCCGTGGCAAGAAAGGTATTTGGTAACACAAACTTGATTAACAAATTCTCGGTTAACCACACAGTCGCGATAATCACAGCCTGTTCAATCAAGCGCCAAAAAGGTGAAAAGCGACTGTCGTTGTTAATCACACTGCCAGCCTTATCCATCTCTTCTTTCAGCACTTTCTTCCAACTTTCTGAATCGGTAGGAATCCCCGACTGCTTAACCAGTTCTTTATAATCTGGCTTTGGAATCTCAGACATTTGTTGTCTCCGAAGTTGTAATATCAAAAGTTACTTCGCCAAAATCAGCCGTAGTAGCGAAAATATAAATTTCGCCATCATTCGGTTCTTCTAGCCTTACCGTTCCCGGTACCAATCGCACATCTTCTTCAACCAACAGTTCCAATCGAGTGCGAATATCCGCTTTCTTTGGTGGGCTTCGCTCTGCGATCAGCTCTACAGCTAAGTTACTTTCAATGATGGCGTGTTTAATATCTTGGGCGATCACGGCGCGATCTTGAATCAGCACAGGGTTTCGACCTGCATCCAACACCACATCACCGTTTTCGATTAACAAATCTTGATAAAGATAATCCGCCATTAGCCTGCCGCCATTTCTAATTCACTTGCCATGTCTTGTGGGTTATTCATGTACGTTGGATAAATCGCCACACCGCCATAATTAGTTGAACTGGTTTGGTAGCTTGCAATGTTCTTAGCCGCGCCACCTTGTTGAATCTGCGCGTAGGGTTTCGCACTTTTCACAGATTTAGAGCTCACAGGCTCAACTTCGTCATTGCTGCCGAAACCTGGTATCCAATCCGCCACACCTTTCACCGTTTCAAGAACACTGCCAAAGCTCTCACTAATCCAACCAAACAGATTGGCGAACACAGCGCGAACTTCATCAACAATCGTGAACAGGCCATCAAAGCCACTGGTATCAGAGAAACCACTCATCACCCATTGCCAGCCGCCTTTCATCACTTCAAACAGCATTCGAACTTGAGCGGATAAAACCGTTAACACTTGGAACCAAGCCGTGTCACCAAACGAAGCTTTCAGATCATCCCAGTAGTAAATCAAGGCACCAACCGCAGCAATCGCCGCCACAACACCCGCAGCAATCAAGAAAATAGGATTCACCAGTAACGCCGCTGACATCTTCAAAAATGCCCACGTAACGCCCATTACTCCTTTCGATAAGCCCCACATGGCAACAGTGACGGTTTTAGTAATACCAACACCTAAAGTCATCATTGCCCAAGCCGCTTTCAAGGCTCCCGTAATCATGGTGAACATGCCACCTGCCGCCACCAACCCCAGAAACGCAACGGCAGCAAAGCCAATGTATTTGGTTAGATTTGGAAACATCTGTGTCCATTCGATGATTTCCATTGCACCATCGGCCAAACTTGAAACCACAGGCAACAGCGCAGGCAACAACGCGGCACCAAAGGCCGTTCGTACCGCAAACACACCTTGCTCTAGCCGTTCCCATTGGTCGGTCATACTGTGCGCCATGTCCCTTGCTTCTTTTAACCCCGAGACATCTTGCAGTTGCCTAATTGATTTATTGAGCCCATCGGTTTCGTCCATCATATTCATAATGAAATTTACGGCTTGCTGACCTCCAAATGCCTCTTTTAACTCCGCCTGTTCTGAAAGCTCTAACGTGTCACCATAAAGAGTTTTTAATTGTCCCATGATGTCTATGACGGACTTCATGCTACCGTCTTGATTTTGGAAGGCGACTCGATCGCCAAACTTGCCTTGAGCTTTGGCTACACCTTGAAGGAAAGAAGAGTACTGTGTACCAGCTCGGGCACCCGATTGAGTAATGGCCTGCAGTGTTCCCAACACCGCAAACTGCTCTTCCATCGCAATACTGTTCTTCGTACCAATGCTCTGAAAGTTCTGAAATGCGGCTGCCATTTCCTTACCTTCCGTGTTGAACATTTTCACAACGGTTGCTGTTTGGCCTGCAAGTTTTTGCGCCCATGCGACATTCCCCATTTGCACAGCATCATCGTTAAAGATTTTGTGCATTTGCCCCATGTAGCCTGTAATCGTCTCTGTATCTGCTTTTGTCGCTGCAGCCATAACACCTGAGATGTGGGTGAGTTCTGAAAGCTCGTTACCTTTTAGTGAAGAAATCGCAGATTGAATTTTATAACTTGAATCCACAAATTCCGTAGCCGACTTGCCATATTCAACCGAGAATTTCATCGCGGTTTGAGCAAGGGTTTTTAGTTGGTCATCAGCAACACCCAGTGATTTTACTTCACCGAGTTTTCTATCCATTTCAATGGCTGGCATCAACGCATTTTTCAGCGCAAAGCCTGCACCCACCATACCTGCGGCACCTGCCGCCATCGTGTGAGTACTTTTCTGATACGTAGCAGACACATTGGTAATTTGTTGCTGAATGCTGCCCAGAGGTTTGGAAATCTGGTCAATCAATCCAACTTGAAATCTGAGCGCTTCTGGTAACATCAACAACTCTCTTTGTGCTGATTAAAGTTAGGCACCAAAGGCTTTGGCTACCCCGTTTGCAGTGGCGGTTTGCATGTTTTCCCAGTGGTTCTTCTCTAACCAAATCGCATAAGCAAGGTTTTGGTCAGTATCAGGATCATTGGGTAGCCACTTACGCCGCCACGCATACATCTTTTGCCTGTCGCTGCCATCAATGGCCGCGACAAGCGCATCTATTTTTTTACTGAGATAACAAGCTTCGGCGTGTACTCTTTAAGAACAGCACCATAAATTTGCATCGCTGCACCCGCGTTCGCATCGGTAATTTCACGCAACGCATCTTTTGAGCCATCGCTAACGCAGCTCACCAAGAAGTTATGCGCTGCCGCACTCGCATCACCAGAAAGAATGGTATTTTGCGCGTCATCGTATTCCGCAGGTGTTGGGGTAAATTCAAGGTCAATTCCTGCAACAGTCAGTACAATCTTGCTCATTTTGATATTCCTATTTTGCTTTCGTGCTCGGCACGCCAATTTAAATAATCTTCAATTTGTTTGTCGCATTCAGTAACGGCGACTTTTAACTTGGGAATGTCTTCGGTGATTGCTTCGGGCCATGTACCTTTTACAAGTGGCTTGTAGCATGGGACCAACATTCCGGCAGGTGGCAATTTAACGATCACCTGCGTTGAAACGGTTTCAATAAGGCTCGCGCAAGCGCTCAGTAACATCGGCAGGGATATGGCAATCAATGCTTTCCATTTCCTTTTTAAGCTTGTCCATTTCTGCATTGAGTTTCCCTTCTGCTTCTATCTGTTCTTGCTTACGCCGTACAAAGAGTTGGTTCGTTTTATCCGCGTCACTTTGTAAGGTGTTAATCACTGCCAAGTTGGTGACATTATCGGCCTTGGCTCGATTTAGCTTTTCAGCCAAGGCGACTTCTTTTAACTGGCTTGCATCCAATTTCAGCCATAAAACCCAAACCGTGATGCACAACGTTCCAACCGCGAGTAACTTAATCCACTTCCATGCAGCGAGCATATTCAAGCCCTCGCCTTGTAATTAAACCTGGTAACTTCTCACCGCCGCCATATACCCATTTGGGTAACTCTTTGCAGGCTCGTTCGTAGTCGCCTTGTTTGATGTAAGTGAAAATCCGCGTGGCGCTACCATCATGATTTTTCATAAACCGCGAGCAGCCAGTGTTAAAACTAAACGAGGTGAACGCATCAAACTGCCCTTGGCTCATGGGTCGCTTAGCCGCCTTTTCTGCCGACTCGATACACTGCTCAGCACCTTGCAGGTTAACCACCCAATCTTTTGCCACTTGCTCAAGCGTGATGGGTTGGTCTGGCACTCCGTGAGTGTTGCCGATTCCGTTGGTGATTAACCCTGCTGGGCAGGTGTATGGCTCAAGTCGGCACCCTTCCGCATTGCCTGTAATTTCCAGCGCTTTAGGGCTAACACGCAATTCACCTTGGGCTTCACCTTCGATCACCACTTGGCCGACTGACTTTGTAAACTCATCACCATAAAGGCTGTTGCCTCCGGTAATTAAGCCCATGGCCGCTATCACCGAACACAGGATTTTGTTACTTAGTTTCATTAATAAAAACACCTTTCTCTTTGGCTATTTTTTGCATGGCACGTTTGTGCCATACATTCGCTAACAACGCGCCTAAACCAATAAATATGGAGGTTAAGAAATACCACTGCTCTAATGTTACTGAACTCAACAGCACACCCGTTGCCGACATCAAATAAGCGATATAACCCGTTACTTTGTCGTACCAATCTTGCATCTTATTCACTCCCTTGCGGCTTGGCATGGTGTGCAATACTGACAACCTGGCACCTTTTGGCGGCGCAGTTCTGGAATTGGGTCGCCACACTCGCCGCATTCATGTGCGCTTTCCCTTTGGTTAACTTGCTTAGCCCTTGCCAACTGGTTAGCAAGTGCCACTTCCGTGAGTTTGGCTTCAAGGTCACAGGCTTGGTCAATAACATCAGACATTTCAATCCCTACTTACTAAGCAAAAACTTACCAACCAAGATCATCAGTTTCATCACGGCGCAAATACGGCACACCGTTGATACGAACAAAATCAGGGCTTGTGACTTCGAACGGCACTTTGTGAACCAAAGCACTGCCACCACTTGAATCAGCATCGAGCAAGTCAGAGATTTTCAAACGACAACCAAAGGCTTGAATCTTCAATTCGTCTTTATCAATCTTGCCGTAGAACAAAGCATCAAAGTCATCCATGCCACGCCAAGAACCGGCACGTCTTGCAGCTTTGCTCAACTGGTTGAATTGTTGAGTGGTCAGCTCCATTTCACCACTGGCTTCCACATCACCATCAACATAACCATCAGGCACACCATTGGTTTTATTAACGGCGGAGTTATCCGTGATAGACAACGTGACCTTTTGAGCTTTTAGCTTGTAGTCACCCATAGAAAAGTGCATGTTCTTGCCAGAGATACGCATACTCATGGTTAAGCCTCCGCAGCGTTATTAAGATCAAGCCCGATATTCACAACAATGTGTTTTGGGCAGTTATGCGGCGTAACGATTAAACCAATCACCACTTTGGTTTTGCTTTGCCAAACAATGGTCACGTCTTCATCACTTGGCGGCATAATTTCACCTGGGAACGTAATGCCACCAAGTTCAATGGTCTTCGACATATCACGCATGTCTTTACTGAAGTAATCGCGATTCATTTCAATGCTCACTGGCGTTGAATTCAGAATCTTGTCACCAATACGGCGAATCGCTTTAATGCGTACTCGGCGGTTTATCTTGTGAACAGGGCGAACGTATTCAAGGAATTGGTAATCACCGCCCTTGGCTTCCAGTGTGGTGGCGTCTGTCCAATACACACCTTCCATATCGGCATACCATTGCGGCAACGAATAACGCGCCTCGGCCAACACATTGATCGTGCTCATTTCCAACGCTTTGCCGTCTTTGTCCACTGGCATTTCGCCAAGGCCAAGTAAACTGCCTGTTGCTACGCGCATCGGGCTATCGGCCACAGTGACCGAGCGATCACATAGACGGCCAGCAAGCACACCCAAATTGTTGCCATTAAGCTGTGGCACTGGCGTCACCATGTTGGCAGACACATCTTTCACAAGTGCCAGTAAACCCGCTTCGTATTCAGCCCACGCTAGGCCAGTTTCTTCGGTAGCATCAATGCCAGAACATGCAGCAAGGAAAAACACCCAACGGCCAAGTTTGCTTGTCAGCTCGGTGGCTTTGTCTTGCATGGCTGTGAATTCAGCTTTGTCTTTCACAACATCAACAATACCAATCCCTTCGAACGAATCGGTTTTGTTGGCTAAATCAACCGCAGCCGCCCAAGTATCATCAGCACCCAAACCAAAGATGGCACCTGTCCAGTTCTGTTTGCCGTTAAGCTGCGCCGCTTTCACGTTCGCGCCTAGTGCATCATCAGCCACCACTTCATCAAGGTTGGTCATGTTATTAACACGAGTCACTTTGCCTTGTAGTTCGGCCTTATCGGTCTTGCCGATAAAAAGCAGATGGCGTTCAATTTCTGGAATCCCGCCTTGCCCTAAATTGAGGTTGTTCACCTCTACCTTTCCGGTTGCCATTGGTTATTTCCTCGCTCATTTTCGCGTCTTGGCCTGCTCAAAAATCTGTATGAGTTGGCGGGTTACTTCACGTTCTTTACTGCCTAATATTTGGCGTTCTGCTAAGGGAATATCCCAAGCTGACACATTCGGTTGATTGCTCAACTCACGAATGATTAATCCTGCTTGGCCATGGGTCACGGTGGCCATTAACAGCTTGAGCGTGGGCTTCTTTTTTCCCTTGCCACTCTTGCGCGGTACCATGTAACCCAACTCTCTCAGCTTTCGCGCCTGCCCTTTAGAACAAGGCGCGGAATAATCTGGCGTTCCCCATCGCTTTTGCATTTGGCGTTTGGTCATTTTTTGCTTTTGACCAAGATGATGCCTTGCTGCAATTCTTGCGGTGAGCTTATTGCTCCAAGTAAGGTCGAGCGTGTTGGCGTTTCTCACATAGGGTGTTAACCCCTTTGCCATTCGGCGCATTACCTTGCCGCGCTTGTTCCCTTTCTTGGGTGTTAATGTTTGGCCGTGAATGTCTTTTTGTTGCTGAATTCGTTTGCGTGTATTGGCTTTTTCCCAACGGCCTAGGGTTTTCAATATCCAAATACGCTTTCTTGGTGGAAGGGCTAACATGGCAAGCTTTTCTTGCATGTTGAGCACATCCCTTTGATTCACATTAACTGTCGGTTTCATTCACCAACTCCGCTTCTTCTGCGGTGTAAATCTCAACGGCTTGAACTCGGTATTTCTTCCCGCGCCAAGTGATCATTCCACCCTCATCGGGAACCAGCTCAATCGGCTCCATCAATTCAAGTTCGATACTCACATCAGCCGCTTCTTCGCTGATCACATCAACCGATAAAGTCGGATCTTCAAGCTCTTGTTCGTTGCGGTCTTCTTCATGGTCGCTTAACCAACAAGCAATCAAAGCCAACAAACAACGTGGGTCTAACAACTGGTGAGGATATTCCTCAACCGAGATCACCACGTTGTACTTCCAAAAACAAGCGATGTAACCACCGTTCCCACGGTCTTCACCGCTCGGCACAATCGAACCACCTTCTTGCCATGCTTCAATCTTGTTATCCAAAACGCTGCTATTTAAGTGACTAACGATGTAATCCGTTAAATGCTCAAGCTTGGTTTTGCTGTAAGCCGTTTCACTCATATCGCATCAATCCCGTTGGCACTGCGGCCAAGTAACAAACGAACATCTTGATTACTCTGAGTAACAAAACGTGCCGCCTGTTCTGGTTCATCCGTTGCCACGCTTTCCCCTTCCTTGCGGCGGTCTTGCGTGGCGAACTCAGGTAATAGATCAGCATGGGCCAAACCATAAACCGCACGTTTGTAGACCATGGCTTTAACAACGTTCAGTTTTGGCGGTGTGCCATCAACCAACAGGCTTTCTAATCGCTCTTGAATGGCTGCTGCTGCAATCCCAACGGCCATCGCTAAAGAGTCGTTATCAAACGTGTGGGGAATACGGCGCAACTGGCGGAATTCATCGGTTGATAAATCCGGCCAACCTTCACCCGTTAAGGCGGTATTTTCTGCGCGGTTAACTTTCCCACCAAAGCTCATTAGAAGTCCTCTCTTTGAGCTTGCGCATGTATAACAAGCAACAACGAGCCTCCGGCTAACGTTGCAATCATCCACGCTATGCCTGTCATCCAATATCCCCAGAAAATAAAAGCGCACCCAATGCACGACCACAAAATGATTAGAGCTTTACTTTCCCAAGCCTTAGTACCTTTTTCTTTCATCCTTTTAGCGAACTTGTTCAACTGTTCATCGTTAAGCAAGTCGAGAGAACCGAGCAGGATGATGACTAAACGTACCCAAGTCACGACTAGCAACAAGTTGACAAAGCCATCACTCAGCATCCCCAAGTTATTGGTTGTTAAAACCGCTACGGTCATTACCAACATAAATAGCCACATCACTAAATTTTTCATCTCAGTTCCCTAAATAGGTGCGCCTCTAACCACTGGGTCGACGGCATCGAGTAAGCACAAAGGCTTCTCTTACCTCACCAGCCGAGGCGCGGCGGCATAGGAGTCTTTACTAGTCGCTGCGACTAAAGATTCTTGCCATCTTCAATGGCACGAATACGTTGTTCGATTTTCTTCACTTGGGTACCCACTCCCACTTTGGGGTGTTGATCGTGGGCGTGTTGCAGTAGAACCAATGCCTTTTTCAACACTTCGACATCACCAACGGCGGTTGCTTGCGGGTTGCCTTGTTCATTTCGAATCAGGAATAAACCTGCAAACTTGTACCATTTGGCGTTCACCTTCTCGTGTAATCGCCATTCCTTCTCGACCTTCTCAAACACTTGGGAGAAATACGGTTCAATGGAGTTACCACGTTCAGATTCATGCTCTGCCCATGCCAACACTTCATCGGCACAGAAGGTAGGCCAATCGCGGCGTAAGTTCTCCGGCGTTGGCAGGTCACGTTCAATGGCTTTCATACACCAATCAATCGCGACATCTAATTCTTTAATGTCGAATAACCAGATCACCACGTTGGTGAAAATCGGGTTTTCGAACTGATCACCGCTTTCTAAATAGCGTTGAACATAAGGTTTGTACTTCGGCACTAAAACATTGCGCTTATGCTCGACACGGTCGGCAATCGCATTAAAAGAACGTAGATGCTTGCGGTCTTCTTCGAACTCAATCAGCTTAATGTGCAGGCTATTGGTGTCGGCCACTGGGCTTGCACCAATATGTCGCTGCTCTTTGTCTACCTTCTTTGCAAGGTTGTCTCTCATACCTGGCGATAAGCGCATTGTTGTTTACCTTTTACTGAGCCGGAGTGGCACCAAAGTGAACTTTGGCTTCGTTGAAACTTGCGTAACCTTTGTGCTCACCTACCGCGTAACCTTCGTTACGTAGGTATGAGTTTTCGTGCTGCTTACGATCTTCTGAATGCTTAGACTTACGGTGGCGCGTATTACGCTGCGTGTAGATATGCAGGTTTTTCAGCGTGGTCACAGTCATTCGCATACCAGGGAAGAACGGTGGCGACATTGCACGACGGCCAGCAATCGAATTCGGCAGTTGTTGCGCTGCTTTCTTTTCGGTTGGCGTGGTTGCCGCGTCATACAAACGTGCTTGCTCGAATGAAAGCAGATCAGCACCCACCAACACAATCAGGCTTGGGTCATTACGTAGCGCTGCATGAATCTTGGTGTTGATAAGGTCAGAAGCCATCGCATCAAGGTTTTTGTAATCACCGCCGCCGTCTGGGTCTAGGTACACATCCACATCAATGATTTGGCCTGGTGACTTCTCTTTCACCACTTGCTGCCAACCTTTGTTCACATCTTCGCCATTAGGGTTAGCATCAGGGTCGGTTGTTTCAGCAAAAGCGACACCATTGAAACCAACACGGATCATGTCTTGCGCGAAGTTCAGCGTTGCGTTTTCGTTCAAACGCTTCATGAACTCGCCAGGCTTGCCCGAGTTCGCCCATACGCTTAGCAAATCCCAAGACGCAACCGCGCATGAATCCGTTTCAACTAACGTGAACTTATTGCCCGACACATCCGAAGTAGTGGTATGACGACCGCCTTTTTTACGACCAGTGTGAAGTTTGTTGGTACCAACATCGATCACTTGGCCTGTCAGTTGGTCGACATCTTCAACCGTGATCAGCTTTAGGAAATCAACCGATTCCATCAGTTTGTTTTTCAGTGCCGTTTCAATCGGGCCTGAAATTGAAAACTGTTTGCTCACATCAGAGCGGCCAAACACTTCACACTGCTTGGCACAATATTGCTCTACCAGAGCACGAGCCGTTTGAGTTAATTGCATGTGCTGTAGCTCCTTATGTAAAGCTGCTAGTGTCTACCGAAAAACCGTCGTTACCTGGTTCTTGATCAGGCAGTTCTTTCGATAAATCATTAAATTTCGTTTCCAAAGCCGTTACTTTTTCCATAACAGGGGCTAGCTCTGTTTTTAACGCAGCAGAGAATTGCTCTACTGTTGCACCTTCCGGCTTAACTTCTGGCTCAACTTCTGGCTTTGGGTCTTGCTTGCTGAACTCTTGCGTGAGTTCATCTTTGATCGCGGTTTTAAGCTCGCCTGCAAAAACACTAAATTGCGTTTGCAATGCTGCTTTTAGCTGCTCTTCGTTCACTTCGCTATCCTCTGGTTGCGATGATTCTGGTACACCCTCTGGCTTCTCTTCACCAGAAGTAAAGAATTGGCTACACATCGAGAAAAAGCGTTCACTTCGTGTAAAGCACTCATCAAGATCAATCTCTTCAAGGTGGCTACACTCAAGGTTCGTGGTTTCGCCAGCCTTACGAGAAAATTGAAGTAACGAAGTACCCGTGGAAGCAGGGGAGTCAGTCGCAGCTAGGCCCATTAGGTAACAACGCCCTTCGCCTTTGTAATCTGGCTCTGGCTCAATTGATGTGAATAGTTTTTGCTTCTTACTGTTGGCATCAAGCAAATACTGGTTAGGTTCCAACTTAGCGAACAGGCGCATTTTGCCGTTTTGTTCTTCAACTTTAAGTTCTACAACTCGACCCCAGTTTTCACCGTATCCGTAAAAGCGGCGATGTTCCGGCCAAATCAAAGCTGTGTATTCTTCTGGGTCGTAACTTTCAGCCATTTGAGATAACCATTCACGGGTAATCTTGCGCCCGTCTACAGTTGGCCCTTCTGTTGCAATTACTTTCCAATCACTGATTTTTGCCATTCATCTAACTCGCTAATTTCGATGTTAATTCGGTAATACCATCTTTCTGAGCCCAAACAATACGCCTTTGACTGACTCCTTTCAGCCACTTCAATTCTTAGAAATTCGGATATTTGTCATATCCGAATTCATCAGAATCATAGTTTGTCATTCGAGGGATTTCGGGGCGTATGATGCAGACATGGCATATTCAAATGAAATAAAAGAGGCCGCGAAAAAGCTTTATTTGCGCGGATTACCTCCTAAGGAAATCGCGGCGCAATTGAACCTTAATAGCTACCGTATTATTTACACCTGGGCAGAGAAATCTGGCTGGGCTTTGTTGTTGAACGAACTTTCTGTTGAGGAAATGATTAACCGCCGTTTGGCCGTGTTGATTGATAAAGACGAGAAAACCGATCAGCAGCTTAAAGAGATGGACAAGCTTATTGACCATCACGTTAAGTTGCTTAAAGCCATGAGTGATTCAAAAGCCAAAGCGGAGCGAATGCTTGCGCAAGGCAGCTCGGGTAACAATGGGGCAAAAGCTGAAAGCAAGGGCAGCGGCCAGAGTAAAAAGAAAGGGAAAGGCAAAAACAACATCGAGCACCTAAGTGAAGATGATTTTGCAGATTGGCACGATTCCCTGTTTGAATATCAACACGTAATGCGCAACAACATTAAACAGCGTATTCGTAACATCCTTAAATCACGCCAAATTGGTGCCACCTATTATTTCAGTGGTGAAGCGTTAGAAGATGCAATTCTAACGGGCGATAACCAAATATTCTTGTCAGCGTCTCGCGCTCAAGCCGAAGTATTCCGCAGCTACATTATTGCGATTGGCAAACAGTTTTTAGACATCGAGTTATCAGGCAACCCGATCACCCTATCGAACGGTGCTGAACTTCGTTTTCTATCAACCAACAGCAAAACCGCCCAGAGTTACCACGGCCATGTTTACGTGGATGAATACTTTTGGATTCCGAACTTTGACGAACTGAACAAACTCGCTTCGGCAATGGCTACCCACAAGAAGTGGCGCAAAACCTACTTTTCCACGCCATCTTCTAAGATGCACCAAGCTTACCCATTTTGGACGGGCGACTCTTGGCGCAAAGGTAAAGAGTCTCGCGAAAAACTTGAATTTCCGACCTTTGCCGAATATCGCAATGGTGGCCAACTTTGTTCCGACAAACAGTGGCGTTATGTTGTCACGATTGAAGACGCGGCCAACGGCGGTTGTGAGCTTTTCGACATTGACGAACTGCGTGAAGAATACAGCCAAGAAGATTTCAACAACCTGTTTATGTGCATGTTCGTTGACGGTACGCTGTCTGTTTTCAAATTCTCAGACCTTGAAAAAGGCATGGTGGACGCCGCCCACTGGCAAGATTTCAAACCAAAGAACAAACAACCCTTTGCGCGCCGTGAGGTATGGCTAGGTTATGACCCATCACGAACCCGCGACAATGCGTGTTTGGTGGTAGTGGCACCGCCAGCCGTTGCAGGTGAAAAGTTCCGTGTACTAGAAAAGCACTACTGGAAAGGGCTCAACTTCCAATACCACGTTTCTGAAATCGACAAAGTCTTTCAGCGTTACAAAGTCACCTACATTGGCGTTGATACCACGGGCATTGGTGGCGGTGTTTGGGATTTAATATCCAAGAAATACCCGCGTGAGGCTCACGCCATCCATTACAGCAACGAAAACAAAAACCGCTTAGTGATGAAGATGATCGACATCGTTGAAGCCAAGCGACTTCAATTTGATGCTGAACACAAAGACATTGCTATGGCATTCATGGCGATTAAGCGAGTACCAACGGCCAGTGGCAACGCCATGACATTCAAAGCAGAGCGTAACCAAACCACAGGCCACGCCGATGCATTTTGGGCGATATCTCACGCCTGCATTAACGAACCGTTAGATCATTCAACGCCAACTAAATCAACTTGGGAAACAGCGGCATGACCGAAGAAACACAAACACTAATTAAACAAGATGAGCACACACCCGATTCGGTTTACCACATTGACTCATCGCCCGAATCAGTCGATGCAAACAGTTGGATGACTTCCTACTCAGATTTGTTTTACAACGACTCAGAGAACTATTGGGAACCGCCTATCTCACGCCAAGGCTTGTCGGAAACCTCACGCGCTAACGCTTACCACTGTTCAATTCTTAAAGCTCGTGCAAATCATGTTGCAGCCCGTTTCACTGGCGGTGGTGGTTTAACACGCCGTCAGGTTCAATTTTTCGGGAACAACTATTTCACGTTTGGTGATGCGGCGTTCTTAAAAATTCGCAATGGCTTTGGGGTACCCGTAAGGCTTCACCCACTGGCAGGCATGCACATGCGCCGCCGCAAGAATGGTGATTTTGTGATACTTGGCCGCGACAGTAGCCAACGTGTTTACAAACAGAAAGACATCATCTTTTTGCCACAAGACGATTTGCAGCAACAAATCTATGGTGTGCCGGATTACTTAGGCAGCTTGCAAAGCAGCTTGCTAAACAAAGACGCCACCCTGTTCCGCCGCCGCTACTTCAAGAACGGTGCGCACATGGGCTTTATTTTCTACGCATCAGACCCAAACCTGAGTGAAGAAGATGAAAAGAAAATGAAGGAAACCATTGCCAGTTCAAAAGGCGTGGGCAACTTCCGCAGCATGTTTGTGAACATTCCGAACGGCAAAGAGAAAGGCATTCAATTGATTCCAGTGGGCGACATTGCCACCAAAGACGAATTCGAGCGAATCAAAAACATCACCGCGCAAGACATTTTAGTCGGCCACCGATACCCTGCAGGCAAAGGCGGTATGATGCCGCAACCGGGCTCCACGTTCCCCGACCCAGAAAAGGTGGGCAGAGAATACGCCAAGGACGAGATCATTCCAGTGTGCGAACTGATTATGGATGAAGTGAACAACGACCCGGAAATCAGAAACCTAAAGCACTTACATTTGAAATTCGATATTGCGATAGGAACAGAAGCATAGAACTGTACAAAAACACAGTTTATGGCTTAATATTGAACTGTCAGTCAGTTCAGTTAGGTCATTGTTATGAGAGTGTTTTGCCCCGAATGCGGTGAAAAAAGCCGCATTCAAAAATCAAATAGGTTAAGTTCTAAGTATGCCGATTTATATTGTTCATGTAATGACCCTGAATGTGGTCACTCATTTGTTATGAACTTATCTTATAGCCACACTCTTAGCCCTAGTGCTAAAACCACTTCACAGTTAGCCTTTAATATGATTAAGGCTTTAGCACCAGAACATAGAGAAGAATTAAAGCAGCAGCTTTCTATTCTATAACTTGAAAGTAGGACTATCCGCTTCATCAGCCATCCCGATAATTGACTGGATGGCTTTTATTTTTTCTTCATCCACTAAATGAGCAAACCTTGGCAGCATACACTCTAGTAGCACTCTCCCAGCTTCCTCTCTTCCTTCCTCAACCGAACTGACAGCAACACCATCAATGATGACATCCAGAGCGGATTGAAATAGCTGCTTTTCTTTTGACATATCAATACCCTTACCAATGACACTGAAAATATACTGTATATCTATACAGTTTTCTAGCTGTATTCTTAGACCTGCTTCACTCATATGCCATTTTCCTCTTTAATAACTTAGGTTTTAGTGTTCGACCAAATAGCCAACACACGTATCAGCTAATTTTGATTCATTTCTTTATTAAGCTATCACGGGTTTAAAATTTCCAAAGTCACCCGTGGCTACTGGCCCGAACGCCAACCAGTGACTCTCAACCTATCAGCTTTATTTTCGTGTCAACCTTTTGATCGGCAACTATTCAAAAAACAATTCTCAAATGGCAATGACTAAATTGAACGTTCAAAAACGCCAATGACAAATGAGTTAGACGGATTGGTGCTTAATTAAAAAATATGAATGTAGAGAAAGGAGGGTGTATTTATAGTTGCGAAAAGCAGATCGGCTGTCAATAGACGAAAAAAAACGACGGCTGTGGATAACCGTCGTTTCAACCCACTTTAATTATGTTGTGGATAAGTGGAAATTCTTTTCTTTTAATTACATACAGTTGCATTAAAAACCATAACAACCATCACATTAAAACGGGCATCTTGCCCCGTATTTAGCTAACACTTTAGCGATGTATTCCCACAGTTCATTCAAATCTCGATACTCCAAATAGAAGTTACTGTCGACAAACTGCGAACCGCTTGATGAGAAATTCGGTTGCGCTTGCCCTTTCCCACCGATACCCAATTCAAAGGTGGCTGAGAACTTGCCGCCTCTTGGCCTTACATTGAATTTAATATGGTATGTCCAATGGGTTTCAGATTGGCAACGTTGATAGTGGGCCGGTATCCAACCGGAGTCGTAAAAGTTTGGATAGGTGTGATTTGGAAGTTGGTTGCCAGCGAACGGCGGAAGTGTTGGAAGGTTTGAACGAAGTTGGTTAGCCATTTGGTTAAATGCGGTGATGTAGGCTTCTTTGATGGCTGCGGCTTTTGCGCCTGTAAATCCCATCACCAAGAACATAAAGCCGTCTTTGGTCATCTGATAGGCTTTCCTAAATTGCCCTTTTTGATCGATATAATCAACCGCCTCAAAATTGAGGGCGTTAAATTTTTGGGAGCAATCCAGATTATCAAGAGTACGTAAAACGTTGTCATGACGCTTACCAAAGGCTTCTGCTACTTTAAGTGAAGTAGTTCTAAGATTACCGTGGTTTTCTACAACAGAATTTTCAGGAAGAAGAGTAATTGTGGTCATAGTGACCTCCTTGGAATGATTTTCTAAATCACCACACAAAGGTCTCAATCTATGGGTGGTGAACTGAGCAAGGTTGAGACTACCGCTTCCAAGGATACGGCCAGCATAAAGCTGCCTTGCCCAGCCCACCATAATTCAGATAGTACGGTTCTTATGCGAAACGTCTATGTATAGATGCGCTGAAGCCACACATAAAAAAACCAGCTAAAAGCCGGCGTCTATGCGCCTTGGAAATAAAAACGGGGTCTCAATCCCGACACTGGATTTTGCCAGTGCTCTATCACATTAGCCGATGTGAACTATAATAGTCAATGATGTGTAATGATATTGATGAACATTGACGCATATTGATAAAGAACTGACAATGTGATGATTGTTTGAAACTTTAGAGTGATGTATAGTTTGCGTCCTAAGAATTAATATATTATTTGATCCATATCCATGAGGTTCGACCTTGACTGAACGTGTTGCTGAAACTCGCACTAACAACCTACTCGATGAACTTCGAGATTATATCTTTAGCGATAAAACGCTCAACGATATCCAGTTTGCGACGTTGAAGAAAGAAGCATCCAACCTTCCGACTATTGAAGAGTCAGCTTTAATCGAAGTACTTGCCTATTGTGCAGCCAACAAACTGGACTTAGCAGAAGATAAAGCAATGAGTGTTGCTCGACAGTTTTCTCACGAGTCTTTTGTTTCATCAAATATGATTTGGACTATGCTTTACTTAGGAAAGCCAACTATTGCATATGAAGTCGTTAAGCGTATGCCTCTTGAATGTGCAGACGAATACGATGTGGAAAACATTATCAGCACCAATTTTCTATTTAATGATTTCGGCATTGATGCTCGATTGAATGAGTGGTTACTAAGAACTAATCAGCATGAGCTCTTAGGGCGCATGCAAGAAGGGACTGAGGTAAGGCGTATGGTAATGAGAGAAATAGAGTCAAGGTTTGACGTTTCATCCAACACTGTAACCGAACTTTCTATTTTAGCTGCTCGCGTGGTTGAAGAGCATACTGGTGTTGTAATTAACAACACCTTACTTGCCATTCCACCCGAATCAGGACGTGCTACCCTAACGGTTTACGTTGAATGCGAGCCTGAAAAAATCTTCGATTTAAACTGGGACTTATCAGGAGCTTTGGTTGATGCAGAGTTAGATGATATCAAATGCGTGACCCATTTCGAAATCCTTGGCGAAAACGTTCCTACATTTGCAGAGAGGTTGAGAAATGCCGGTTAATCCTAGCGACTTTCTTTCTCTTATACATAATGCCGAATGCGAGTCAGAAATAGATTATCGCAACATAATTAGCCGAGGCTACTATGGGATGTATCACGGTGTTCTAGATATGTTAACCCAAAGGCCTATCATGCTTGCTGATGGTGGTGTCCACGAGTCTTTGAAAGAATATTTAGGCTCACATCATGCAAAAACCCATGAACCTTATGATCGTCGAGAAATGTTGCGCCTGAAGACTTTTTTAGAAATTTACAAAGTCAAAAGACAAAATGCTGACTATCAACTGAGTGTAGACATTTCAAAGAAAGAAGCTGAATCAGCTATTCATGCGACCAAAAACCTTCTAGCTAAATGCGAAGAAATGAAAGCCGCACTACCAGACTGTCCTACAGGTACTTAGTTAAGATATTGTATATAATAGCTCCCAATAGGGAGCTATTTTTTTACCTGCATTCCCAATTGATGAGTTATAACAACGGCCAAGCGCATTGTACTGCTTCTTGCATATCTGGGTCTAAAGCATCCACTTCCCACATTCGGAAACGTTCAAAATCAGGATGAATCATATTAACGCTTCCCCATATTAGAAAGCGCCGCATAAAGGGCTGCGCCTTGAGCCTTAACAGCCAGCAGGTTTTCTTGCTCAGAAGTTAAATTTTTCAAAATCAAAAGTCGTTCATAATCTGAAAGTGACATATCGTTAATAAACTCTTTCAATGTGGCTTGGTGTAGTTCAACCACCTCTTCGTCTAGTGCAATATTTTTAGTTGTCATTTTTAGCTCCTACGCTAACGGCCAATCGCATTCCGCATCAGGGAAAAACGAAAGGTCAGGTTGTTGGTATTCTTCTTTTACTTGTTCCGGTTGGGCGAATGTCTTGTCCCAACCCTCAAAATTCAGCCAATTCATGTCATCTGTAGGTACTCGGCTCACTTCGATCAGTTGCGCTGGGCGTTTATTGCCGTGTTCGTCTACCTCCGCAGGGCGGATTTGAATGCTTGTCTCATTATCAATTCGAACTGAGCTGCCTTTTAGTAAGGCAGAAACCGAAAAGGCACCCATATTTGGTGGGCTATTCGCCACTATTTCATTTGGGCTTAACAATCTAGTTAGCTGATCGCAGACCTGCACCTCATCGAGCTCCGTACAGTTATTGACAGAACTCCGAGAGGAGCCAGAGGCTCCAGAAAGAGCAAGATCAGAAGCAAGAGCAAGAGCCCCCGCTTCTGCTTCTTCGTTAACTGGTGTTTTCTTCTTAATCGTCCAAACCTTTAGGCGTGTTTTAACCACTTCCTCTGGCGTTTGGAAACCTTGTAACTTGCGAACGGTTTCGCCATGCGGTGAAGCAAATGGAAGCTCTTGGTAAACATTCACGATCAGCAAATCGTTGCGCTTAACGAACGGGCCACCTTGCCCCATGATGTAACCTTGCCAATTACCATGGTCAGCGGCTTTCAACGTGCCTGCGATGCTTGGGGAATGGGTTTTAATACGGGATTCATAGTTAGCCGCAATAAACTCAACCAACTCGCCGTTGGTTAGTGCTCTTGCAGGTTTTACAGGGCCAACAATGTGACGATTCAACATGCCGTAAATAGCCATTAGGTCGCCGCGCTCTTGCATGAACACGTATTCCATAAAGGCTTTTTTATTCTGGTTAGCAAAGCGGCGTAACTCGCGGTATGTCGTAACCGGAGCACCACCAAAGAATTGGAACTGACGAATACACCAACGGCTTTTCCAAGCGCTCACGTTCTTCGCCATGTCTTTAACTGATTTGCCAGTTTCATCGGACACTTCATCATCCATAGCGAAACCGTCAATATTCTTAGAAATGTATTTAGCAATGTAACCCGTTGCGGTGCCTTGCTCTGGGTCGATAAACCCCACATCGCAACGCGCTGAGTAATTTACGTTTAAAGTGGTTAGTGTTTTCTCAACAATAGGCAGGCGCTGCGCTGAATCTGGGATCACAACTTCTGGGCAGTGGCGTTTCACCTTCACTGGGAAGTTATTCGCATACACCTTTGAATAAACCTTGAATGGGTTCACTGATTTGTTTTCACGCACACAGCTATCAACCAACGGCCATTGCTTTGTTGGCATCAGTTCATGCATATCGGCTTTCACTGCATAGCGGATAAAGATGTCCGTCACGCGCAATACTTCTTCTGGTTTAACCCACAACAGCAAATGCCAGTGTGGTGTGCCGTCATGGTGAGGTTCTGCCACACGAACGCCAAAACAACGAATACCATCACGGCTTAACTTAGCGCGAATACGTTGCCAAACGTTGTTCAAGTAGCCTTGCGCATCACGAGGGCTTGCACCATTCCAATGGCCAATAAAGCCACCTTTCTTGTAACTGTTGTGATACTGCGCCGGAGTGGTCAGCGTTAAAAACAAACCTTGCAGGCCAAGTGATGTGGCAATGTCTTCACAGCCACGGCAACGAACCATTAATTCATGGCGGCGAATAGCAGGGTTAGAAACACTTTTCAAAACCATGCCAGCAAGATCAGCTTCTTCACCTGTTTCTTCATCAAACAGGCTCATGTTTTGGATAGCTTCCCAGTTGCGCTTTTGCTGCTCTTGGTGTTCGCGAATGCAATCCCATGAAGCATAAGGTGACGCCTTTGAAGATACTTGGCCCATAGCAATCGCTAAGTGCTCACGCATCACCTTTCTTACTTCCACTAAGCGGTTATTCCACCACTTGTCGCAACGCATTTTAGAGATAAATTGAAACACGTTTTCATCGGTTAGCTTTTTGCCTGCACCCGGCGCTTTAATGCCGAACTGGTCGATAAGCTCAGCACACTGGCGATAAACCATTAATGCCGCTAGGTTCTCACCTTCTTCGGTTTCACATTCAATGGTTGAAGTGAGTGTGGCTTGGTAACTAATGATGATGCTAGAAAGCTTGAACGCCATTTCTTTAAGCTCATCGAATTCGAGCTCTGCCAAAATGCGGCTTTTCACTGGCTTGCGGTTTTTCTCGGCTTGGTCGAAATCAAAACGCGCTTGCTCGGCCACTGGTGTGTTTGGGCGTGTAAAGTTGCTTTGCTCAGTGTCGTTATGTTCTTCACTTAGCAAAGCCACCTTTTGAGTGGTTGGGAGTTTTTTGTAATTAGCCAATACCATGCGAACGCGATCACTTGCAGGGCGCATTCTTTCACGCAGAAAGATGTTGGCATCTTTAAAGCTTTTCTTCTCACAAATAGAGATGTAACGAGTCGCAAAGTATTTAACCAAATACTCTGGCAGGTCATTGAAAAACTGTTTGCGCCATTCGTGGTCGCGTGGGTTCACATCATAAAGCTTACGCTCTGTAACGCTCATCCCTTCCGGTTCACGCTCAAGTGTTGAACGTTCTGCCGGAGCATCAATGGCTTTCGGTTTTTGCGGGTAAACGTGCAATTGCCCCCATTGCTGACAAGCGATGGAGGCTGCACGTTTTTGCTCAGTGGTGAATGTAGTTTTCTCAGCCATTAAGACTTAATACCTTCGGGTGTCCAACCTCGAATATCACTTCGCGTACCAAGAACGGCCGCCTTGGTCTCACCATCGAGTAAACCTTCTATTGTGCGTTGGCAATCTGGGCAACCGCAGAGATCACCGCCGCACTCACACGGTTCTTCGCAAGCATGGCGAGCATATGTGTAGGGCTTCAATTTTAAGCAATCTTGACAAAGTACTTGTTTATTCGAAGTCATAGCTGAACCCCCAAAGCCAAAGCCCAAAAAGGGTTCATGTTAGATGGCTTTTTCATAGCAACTCGGTTGTTTTTAGTCACACGAACACCACCACGCTCAACCGGAGTTTCTACCGCTTGCGCCAACGTCATGCCTTTTTTAAGACGAAAGAAAATTGTTGAAGGGCAAATACCAAATGCTTTAGCAATTGGCACTACGCCGTGAACACCTTTATAAACATGTTTAACACTCATGCTGCCACCTTCTTATTTACTGAAACGATATGACTCAAACCTTGTGGAATGTCGAAGCGGTTGCCGTTATCCCAGATAAACCACATGTACTCGCAAGAATCCGAACCGCCATTAACAAAGCGTGGACGCGGAACAATGACAGGCGTTTTCTGAGGAAAACCAACTTCCTCCCAGAAAGACAAACGCTTTATTGAACCGAGGTAATTCACGCGCTGCAGGTAGGCCATTGTTCCGTTTGGTGCCAACTCGCTCAGGCTTTTGCGGATAAATTCTTCCGTTAGTGAAAAAGGTGGGTTTGTGATGATCACGTCTTGCATTCCAAAATCAGTCGCTAGGTAATCAATACCCTTTTCAATTTCAGCAAATGACTTTTGGCTATGTGGCAAATCAACCTTGTTGAAGATCGCGCCAGTACCAAAGCAAGGTTCCAAAAACTTATCGGTAGGACGAAGCGTTAACTTTTCCAATAGAGCAATAACGCACTCGTCAGGTGTTGGGTAAAGTTCGCGTGGGATTGTTTTTCCAGTGGTAGAACTCATGCTTCCACCTCTGCAATAGTGCTTAGGTATTGGTTAGCCATTTCAATGAACACTCGACCACCTTCAACAGTGGTTTGAGAATCATCAATGGTGTGGCCAGAAGAACGCACAATGTCATAACCCGCTTCAATGCAATCGCATGTTTCTTGTAGACGGTCACGCAGGTACTCAATTAATGTTTGCGCTTTGGCGTGGGTAGCGTTCGCAAGAGAAAGGACACACCATCCCTTTTCTAAACCGAACTGATCACCATGTAGGATGTGACAAATTTGGGCATTCATTTCCTGCCCTGTGTAATCGCCGTTTTCGTTAATCTCGCGTAGGTTTAAGCAGTCGTTAACTTTGAAGTCACGATCATTCAATCGAACTTCGTTAGTTTTACGTCCTGCCAATACTTCGGTGAAATGAACAGATTGAATTTTCAACTCATGCAGTTTGAAAGTGCTCATGCTTCCACCTCAACATTTGTTTCAGCTTCTTCTCGCGCTTCAATAATTAGCTCAGTCAGTTTGCTTTCAATCGAAAGAAGTTGCTCCAAAGCATCTTCTTCATCGATGCGAACATCATCCATTAATAATTTTTCTCGCTTGCCGTTGCAGCTATAGTAATTAGTTGTTAATGGCTCCACGTCGACAGATAACCGATTCACATGAGCCGAATAACGAGTGAAAATATGAATCACATCAGCGTTAGCCATCGCCAACACATTAATCGCATGAACAATATCGAACACTTCGCGATCAGCATTTAAGCCACTCATTAACTTTTGCTTTAACGCCAAAGCTTCTGCAGGGATGTAATATCCTGTACAGGTTTTATCTTTGGATGTTGCCAAGTCGATTGAAACAAAATGACCACCACGGCTCTTGCTTAGGCTGTCTTTCAAATCTTGCTCTTGCTCTGGTGTAAAAGCATCAGAGTTCAAAGCCACGGCTTTCGCTGCCAGTGCTTTTATCTCATTTAACGAGCTTCTTAGTTCATCTAAAATTTGGTCATTCATCTTCTATGCTCCTACGCTAAGACGAAAAAAAAGCCCCCGCTACAGGGGCAAACATCACTTGCTGTTAATGGGTCTTACTAAACTGTTTGTGCTTCAAGCGGCGAACATCACCGAACTGCTTATCGAATCCTGAAACGAGTGTTTTTAAGTACTGCATTCCAGTTCTGATTTTCTGCAATTCCAAATCATCGAATGATTCAAAAGTGCGTTGGTAATCTTTGGCAGGTAAACCACCTGCAATGAGCACTAGGCCTCGGCTTTTATCTGGCAACGTGTTGAACATCTGTTGCAGCTTGCGGCGTGTTGCTTCGCCGTTAAAAAGCGACTTACAAGCGGCGATACTTTCTGCCGCGCTTGGTGATAGTTCTTGTGTTTGTACTTCTTGTTTTCTAGCTAACTGGTTCATGCTCATTTCCTTATGCCAAACCGGGAAGTGGAACGCCGCTTACAATCAGGTCAGTGCCAAATTGCATCAAAGGCTGTAAACCTCCGGTGGTACGGTTTTCAACATCGTTGATAAGAAGCACAAGGTTGCCAATGCCAGCTTGCGCCTTTTGGATTAGAGATTGTTTGTGGGTGCGAGAAAGTCGAGCGTTGTTGCCGTGTTCCAATGCCCAAGTAGAAAGTTCACCGGCATTCGCGTTGTTATGTAACAAACGCTCCATCATGCTTTTTTCGTCTTCTTCCTTTAGAACTGGCGCGGCCACCATGTCGAGCCCAAGCAAAAGACAGTTAATAAGCGTGTAATTGCCGCTTACCTTTGAAACCGCAATCAACTCAACAGGCTTTAAAGCGTGTGGTTGTGCTGGGTTTAACTTGTTGCGCAGCATGCCCGGCTTCATTCCAAGATCACGAGCGATTTGCTCCATGTTCTCGGAGTTCGCAAACGAGCAACAAGCCTCGTCAAATGACTTTTGTTTGGACTCACAAAATACGTACATTGAGTTATTCCTATCCGTAAACAATACTCAAATGAAGAAGAAAGGGACGCAAACGAATGACCAACCAATGATGTTGAGCCAAAGAGGACTCTTGTTTGGGTACTTTTCTTCCCAAGACTCACTCATGGCATCTTGCAGAGTGAGTTTGGTTTTAGATCGGTAAATAAAGCTCACGCTTTTTGAGCCGCAGTGCGTTGGTATAGAAGAACCAAGTTGATCAGCACGCTACCTGCGCGGCCTTTTTTTTCTAGGATTGGAATGTCGCCAGCTTGAATGGCTCGGTCTAGAGAAGAACCAGACCAGCCAGTGCGGCGACAAAACTCTTTTTTTGTACAGAAAGGTGCATCTACTGCTATTTGAAGCGTTGCCATAAGTGGTATCCTACTTGTTTGAGACTATTTTTGATGTCATTTGGTGAGACATGACGACATCAAATTCGCGTATGAGGCTATAATTGATCAACTATGACGACATTACAAGCTAAAATGAAGCCTTTTGACTACCTTTCGGGTAAGGAATTCACCGAGAAGTTGAAGGTTGTCACAAATTCAGACACATTTTTAAAGTTGGCAGACGTATATGGAATACCAAGGACGACTTTGACGACATGGCACACTCATAATCGAACAGGGTTTGAATTAATCGTGCGCACACACCTTGCAACTGGTGCATCTGTTCGATACATGGCTTTAGGTGAGGGCGAACCATTTGACCAACAATCAGATCCGACAACGGCACTGACCACTTATAGGCTTAACGATGGGGAGTTAGTTGAGGGCAAGCAGAGGACTATAGATTTATCTACATTAGATGACTTTGGCCTAAAGCCGTCATACACGTTAGTCGTTGAAGATGATGCAGGTATCTATTACCTAAACCAAGAATCTAACAACCCCTCATCTGGTAGCTACTTAATTGATATTGACGGGCAACTTTCTATCAATTTTGTACAACGCTTACCCGGTCAGAAGCTTTCAATAAACATTGGCGACACATGCATTGAAACGAAAGTAGACGACATAAAGGTACTTGGCCGCGTGGCTATGGAAATGAAGAAAAAATAGAAGAAGATTGGTTGGCTAGGAAACGTATGAATATCACTCACAAGAAAACATTCAAAATTGGATTATTCAATTTATTGGGATTATCAGTTCTCATAGGACTAAGCGGGTGTTCAGAGCCAGCAAAAGTAACTAGCACCACACAATTGAATGATGAACAAATAGAGATCTGTTTTGATAGACCTTTCAAAAAGGGCACTCTTTTCTCACTCAATTTCACCGATGTTAATGGTACTAACTTCAACAGGGACGACTACGCAAACAAATTTGAAATAATGTACCCAAACAACAGTGATTCTAAATGTTATAACGCAAGGCTCTTTGATTACTTCTTTGTTGGTAATTCAACACCTAAAGAAATAAAAGTGACAGAACTAAAGCTATCTGACTTTACTAGCGTTGAAATTACAGTAGCAACGCCAAAAGGGATGGATAACTTATCAAAAAGCACACCGGAAGAAATAATTTACAACGGTGTTTTGACCATTAACCTGTAGTGCCGATTCAAAATGACAGTTCGCAAACTAGACGACGGTAATAAAAAACTATGGATGTGCGAATGCTATCCGCAGGGCCGTAACGGTAAACGTATTCGAAAGCGCTTCGCGACTAAAGGCGAGGCACTAGCTTTTGAAAAATTCACCATGCAAGAAGTGGACGACAAACCATGGCTTGGTGATAAGGTCGAACGCAAAAGTCTGTTAGACATGATTGACCTATGGCAAGAACGCCACGGTCAATCTTTAGCGCATTCAAAATACATCTATAACAAATTAAAGGTTATAGGGTTGGCAATGGGCGACCCGCTTTACGACAAACTCACCTCATCAATGTTCACAGAATATCGAACCCTCCGCCTTGCAGGTGAAGTGGCCGATCTTCAAGGAAAGAAAGCCAAGGTTACATTTCGCACTTGCAACAATGAACAAGATTTATTGAACGCGGTGATTGTTGAGCTGAAACGAATGGGCGAATGGAAAGGCGAAAACCCATTACAACAGGTTCGCCAGTTCAGATTGCACGAACAAGAAATGGAGTTTCTTACCATTGAGGAAATGCAGTATCTAATCGCCCAAGCGGAGGCGCACGAATACCATCAAGAGATTCATAAAATTATTAAGCTTTGTTTAGCTACAGGTGGGCGTTTTAAAGAAACCGCAAATTTGACAGGTGCGCAACTCACTAAGTACAAAGTGACGTTTACGAAAACGAAAGGCAAAAAGAATCGCTCGGTACCCATAAGCCCAGAGATTTACGATGTGATTTATAAGGAAGGTTCAGGGCCACTATTTAGCATTGGGTATACAACGATTTACCGTTTTATCAAAAAACACATTCCACGTTTAAGCCAGCAAGCTGCCCACGTTCTTCGCCACACTTTCGCGTCTTACTACATGATGAACGGCGGCAACATTATCGCCCTGCAAAGAATCCTTGGCCACAGCGACATAAAACAAACGATGCGCTACGCTCACCTAGCCCCCGATCACCTAGAAGATGTGGTCACAAAAAACCCTCTAGCTAATCTTTAAGTGTCGCCACAAACATGGCGACAAAATGGCGGCAGATTTTCGCAATATAGGCAATTATTGGCATTTATTGACAAGCCCACCAACCCACAAGCCCCGCCAAGCCTTACGCAGCCTACCCCCTGCTAGGGTGATTTAAAATGTACTATCACTAACCGGTACAACATCACTGGCGGGAAAAAATTTACCGATGCTTTCAGTCAATTGTCTAAGCGAGTTCTAGGCTGGTCACACGGTGCTCATGGGTTAAGATATACTTACGCACAAGATCGGCTTAATCGTTCTATTCCCGATAAAAGTTACGAAGAAAAACTGGAAATCATCAGCCAAGAGCTTGGCCATTTCAGAAAAGAGATCACACCTCACTATCTTCATCGAGGTACGTGTTCGTAGAAATAAGGGCGCTCTTAGACCATGCTTCACAAAACTGAATCAGGAGGGGTTTTACCCCCTCCTGCCCAGCTCTACCTTACTGCTTCGTAGACAACAAATTGAGCCAGAAACTTGGTGCGACCATCCTGGTAGCGAACCTCACAGAGTGAGTCTCGGACCATCCATAGACTACACAAGAACGTAACACACAAGACTATCAGCCCTGCGAGTGCTGTTTTATTTTTCGGCATTTTTGTTGCCTCCACAATAAAAGAGGCTGTATAATCAAGTTGTCAGACATGACTAAGGCCTCGTTAAATGAAAGTTACTGCTTCAACAGTAACCGGATAACGGGGCTTTTGTTTATCTGCCACAAGCAAACATAAAAGTCAGTCACTCATGGCAAATAAGCCAAGAGCGCCCACACAAATTCTACCACAAGCCTTTCAAATCAAGAACGTTTGTTTCCAGCACCCCCACTTTCACCATTGATATCAAGCTTGTCAAAAACGACAAAGGGCATTCATTTGTGCTTCAAATGAATGCCCTTTGTACATCGTAAGTTTACGCCTTACGGCGACGTAGTTACCCCACGAATTAATCATTCAAGCATGATTTAGGCTCGCCAGCTTGCACGCTGACTGGTAGTGCTAAAGATAAAGGTTCACTCCTTAAGTTAAGTCTTTTGACGCAATGGTCCCCCTCAGAACCTGGGCATCAAGTAAGGTTATGTGCTTGCAACAGGCTGTCACAAAGTAGAATTTAGCCCTTAGAAATCAGAGCAGTATAATGACGCAGTGGCCATATTGAATTGATATAAAATCAAGCAGTTGAATGAACAGGCGCAGAGCCTGAGCAGTTAAGTATGCTTTCACTCCTTTCGACTAGAGAAGAAGCCGCGACACGTTTCAGAGAGCCATTTAAGGGGGGTTAACCCCGTGTGCTTAATACTGTGCAGTCAGTATTCAACTACAACAGGCTTAGTATATCACAAGATAAAACAATGTGATGGGCTGGCTAGACGACTCAAAAATGGGGTTATAATGCTCACTTTCGCCGCCTTAGTTGAAACATAGCGACTCTTCATGACACTTTTGACATTTATATAACAGGAGGGGGGATGACGGTCTTTAATATCCGTTATTTGGATAAAGAAATAAATACGCTCAAGTCCGAAACCGTGTACATGCGCTCTTTAACCGCAGCCAAAACCAGCGCTACCGGGCAAGCAACCGAAAATACGTTTAAAATAGAAATTAGCGACGTTGTCGATAACCCCCTCGCCTTTCGTTATGCGACCGGCAAGTGGGATGAAGAAGAAAAACCAACTCTAGAACAAGGAAAAGAGATGAATCGTAAAGAATTAGTGGATCATATCGCAGAAGAAGTAGACATCACAAAAAAAGAAGCCGATTCTGCACTCAAAGCCATCATCGAAGGCATTACCACGACACTGGCCGATGGTGATGACGTGACTTTGGTTGATTTTGGCACATTCAAAATCGCCCATCGAGCCGCGCGTGAGGGCCGCAATCCGAAGACCGGTGAACCCCTTCAAATTGCGGCTTCAAAAAGCCCAACATTTAAAGCAGGTAAGAAGTTGAAAGAAGTATTGAATCCATAGGGCTTTACACAGCCTCACTAAAATATTGATGATTTTAGTGAGGCTACAAATCGCAAAAAACGTAACTAACGGCCTTGATTAGACGAACTTCTCTGCAATCAGCCGCTTTCCTGTAGGCTCTAATGATTGAATAATATTTTTTTTGGGATAATAGTATCCTTGGATAAGAAGAGAGCAATCATTAATATCACCGATTTGAACTCTTACTGATAGTTCCTCGCCATCTTGCCATGTATCCCTAACCCTTGCCTGACACTGCTCCCCTCGTAATTCAAAGCAAAATTCAGTTACCTCGACTTGATCTTTAGGCTTGTAGTTTTGGATGACAGCACTTATCAGCGTATTAGATATTTTTTCTCGCTTCTTGTCTGAAAGCATATCTAAAGAGCTTTCTTTTATTGGCCCGTAGACCCCACTTTGATTCAGTGCCTCTAGGATTTTTTTCATATGCCCTCCGGTATGAGGACTAACAAAAACAGAAGACCGAGACCCATGAGGCTTTCCTAAGATATCGGTTCTCATATTCCACCACGTCTCTGCGACTTGAGCATACTTAGCAAGCTTGGTTTGCTCTTCCAAAAACCACCTTATAGCATCTTGTCCTCGAATAGTTCCGTCCCCTTCTAACTCAACATTGATAGCTTCTACTACTACCGGACAGGCATGATCTGAGTACAAAGGAGAGTCTAATTTAAAAGCATTCAGTCCAGGCAATCCGTTAGCATATTCGATAAGCTGGTTAGCACTATCTTCCCCATAAGGACAGGTCACGAATCCTCGAACAAAATGTCTTGTATGGTCAATCCCACGGTAAAGGACGCTTAAACATCTACCATCAAGATCTAATGGCGCTGGTATAGAAAGAATAGGATGCCAGTACGGATAAGAATCCACACAATTCCCAAGGCGATCTAAAATCACATTAAACACATCTTTTGCCGCTTGAGGATCACTTACATTTTGAGTGAAATATTTCATTGCGGATGAATTGGCAACTGATGAAGTATTTTTTTGTCTAAATTCCATAAATCACAAAACCTATATTTTCAATAAAACATTATTTACGCATACCTGCATATTACGTAAATAACAAACGTACGCAAGTTTTTAATCACAAAAGAACAGCCTCGCAAATCAGTCTATTTTAGGTACACCTTTAATGCACCAGGGTATTTTAGTGCTGTAAATAGCAAAAATAGATGTATAATGCACCAACATAACTAAACCAATGTAAAATGCACCAATGAACAGCAATATACGAATTTATGGTTACCTAAGAGCATCGACCGACGAGCAAGATGCTTCACGAGCAAAAAATGACCTTATTGACTTTGCAGACAAAATGGGATTCCCGATCGCGTGCTGGTTTGAAGAAAATGAATCTGGCGCTCAATTACATCGTCCTGAGTTATTTCGACTACTCGATGTCGCCATGGCCGGTGATATCATCCTGGTCGAGCAAGTCGACCGAATAAGTCGTTTGAACACCAAAGATTGGGAACAACTGAAAAACATCATCGCCAATAAAGGACTAAAAGTAGTGGCATTAGACCTACCGACGAGTCATCAATTTATGAAGACCACCGATGAGTTTACAGAACGAATGCTTGCAGCACTCAACAGCATGATGCTTGATATGCTGGCCGCTGTCGCAAGAAAAGATTATGAAGATAGGCGTCGACGCCAAGCGCAAGGCGTACAAAGAGCGAAAAAAGAAGGGAAATACAAAGGTCGACCGGTTAATGTCAAATTGCACCAAAAGATAGAAGGCCTACTTCGAGAAGGCAAAAGCTACAGCCAGATTGAAACGCTTATAGGTTGCTCCAGGCACACTATTTCCAAAGTTTCTAAATTAATAAAAAACAACAAGACGCTATGTTAAGACCATCACGACAAGATCGAGAAAACCTCTTTATCCAAAAAGCAAAACTAAAGTACGGTGAGCGGTACGATTTTTCGAAAATGAAGTACGTCAATCGTTCTACCCCTGTCGAAATATTGTGCCCAGAGCACGGCCCCTTCCATACAACACCCAATAATTTTCTGGCCACGGTAAAAAAAATCGGTTGCCCGCTTTGCAGTCGTGCACAGAAGGTAAAACGTACACCACAAAAAGCCAATGATAAGAATGAAATCAGGGGGTGTGGGACGGATAACTTCAACGTTCGTGGAGGGACGAAACAATATAACCACCTATTGCTGAAGGTGTTTGATTGACAAATTACCGCCTAGATAGGGCGATGTTTGTTATTTGTTAGCTAGACATAGTCACTCGGCGCTTAAGGTCTTGAGCCTTCAAAACCTTGGCCCCCATAATCACAACTCTAAGAAACCCCTGTTTTGATTGGGACTTGTTCCAATTATCTAGGTTCTGCCGCGTTGTAGATGCGTACCTGGCCAATTCGTCAACGGTGTCAAAACCAGCCATTTTACTGAGTTCTGAGAGTTTATAGTCTGGTACAAAACTCATGAGATACCTCCGAACTGATTAGTCAAAATGTTTGACCAAAAAACTTATTTTAGTAAAGTATTTTGACTAATGGAAGCTATTCCGTAAATATGTTTGACTAAACACTTAGGGCTACAAATGGCTTAATACCGGTTATCCTTCAAGTGCATGAAAGAGCTAGCAAAAGCAGAGTCCGATATCGATACGCTCCTACCTTGGAACTTCAAACATTAGCAATGTCGCACCGTGGGTTCATAGAGCAGATGCACAACTGGCAGTATTCAACTGGGTTTAACTTTATATTCTCATCGTGGATACCGTTGGAATTTGCTGTTTCTGGTGGCGAGAGAGGGGTCTATGGGTGGATCGAGTGGTTCTGGGTAGTGGACGCCACTCGGATGAGTGGCGTATATTAATTCTGAGTACCATATTACCAGCATCAAAACTCCCGTTAAATATCACGAATGTGCCCTAAGGAGCGCTGTCTATACTCATTAATGTGACATTTACGATATGTGAACTATCAGTTGAAAAAGTATAGTGAATAACAAATTCAGGTGTATCATATCTTAGCCAAGGAGAAGAGAGCATTCCCATAAACCTTTGCTCACCACCTCCCCTTTTTGAAGGAGCACCTTGAAGCTTAATAATGCCTTCTAAACTTACTTCGTGCCCAACAACACCATCACCTATCCATCCGTTATAGCTACTGTATCCATCTTCGTTATCTGAACAGTATAGATGTACAGCCGTTAACTCATCAGCCTCAAAAAGTAGTGAAAAGCCTCCTTTGTGACATATTAAGTATTTTTCTCCAGGAATAACTTCCTCTTCCATTACGGGACATGTCAAATCTGCTACAAACTTACGGATTAAAGAAGATCCTGTTTTTTTTCCCAGCAAAGATATTAAGTTCTCTTTACTAATCACTGGATAGTTTCTTTTCAATTTCTAGTTCTTCCTTAGTGTAAATATTCAACTCATTTATATTTCGGTCATGTATCGCATCTATAGCTTTGTCCACTTGCTCACTCGATTTTCCTGCTTCCATCTCTGTCTGCTTCAGGGAGTCACAATCTCGGCATGCAGCTTTGGCTAAATTGCTTGAATCTTCATCAATTTTACTACTAGTATTTCTTCCTCGGAATGTAGGGCTTTGAGCATGACTAGTGTCTTTCCTTTCTACTGTAGTAGCATTGTCATAAATGAATTTTCTTTCTTTCGGATTTAGTTTTCTACCTAGCTTTTTCTCTTCTGCCTTTATTAGTGAAGCTGCTGAAGGTATATGATCATGTTCTAGGCTATCACCCACAACTTCTCGACTCTTTAAGTCTTTAAAGCTACCCACATCTAACTCTTGAACTACGTCTGATGAGGTTGCATGGGTTCCTTCGTTGGTAGTAAGCTTAACATCATCGCCACCATACTTAGAATTCGAATTAGCAATTTTCTTACCAGCACCTAGACTGGCTCCAATACCAATAAGGGGTTCTACGCCGGAACCCCAGATTTTTCCGATTGTGAGATTACTCTTGATTGAGTAACTTTATCCCGTCCGCTCGTAGCTGACCATCAG